CGCTCCGTGTATGGTAGTGTCCTGAAAACACTTTGTCGAACTTCTCAAATACGTCGCACGCCATACCTTCTTCCATGACGTGTCCGCGATGCGCTCTAAATCCGTTGAGCTCAAGGTGCCCCATCGCACATACGCTATCAGAAACTTTGATAGAGTTGAGAGTATCTTGATAGTTTTCCGCATTGATCCAAGGAATGAATAATATATTTAACCCTCCAACCTCTGCTTCCGATACAGTACTATACGTTTTGATGTTTGGATACGTCTGAAGTAAGAGTTCTGGAGAATTTACGTTATTGGTATTCTTATAATAACAGTCATGATTACCAACAATCATATGAACATCATACTTCTTCAAAGGTTCAAATACAACCCGTTTTGCCCACTCAAGACTTTGAAAATCAATTGCCTTGCGAGAATCAAAAGCATCTCCCATATGGATAACAGTATCGATACCATTATCCTCTAAAGTGGGAAAGAAGACGTTTTTGTAGAATAACTCAAAGTAGTCGTGGAGATGCTTAGATCCTTTTCTTGCTCCGTAGTGAGTATCAGTAATGATAGCGACTTTCATCGGTTCCTATATTGGATATTATCCTTGATCTGATTATAGTCTGATTGTGTACCAGAAAGCAAGCTGTCGTCAACCATCATGACTTCATCATAACCAGTTTTCTCAATGATTTTAGTCTTAATATCCAATTGCTTCTTCTCTTTCTGAATTCTTCGTAAGAAAGCGTAATGTACGATCTGGGTAAAGTAAGCAAAGGGGTTCTTAGACTTCTCTGGATCGAAATTATGAATGTATTGGACACAATTCTCAATACCATCAGAGATCATGTCCTCGCGAAACATGTAGTTCACAAAGTTTGGTTTATAAGAAAGATGCGTTGCGATCTTTAAAAAACACTCACCGAGATAATTAGTAATTGGAGGTTTACCTGGCCAATGCTGTGATCTATCTGCTTTCGTAGGTTCGCGACCGTTTAGTTCTGTAAAATTACGTTCTACTTTGCACCTGTAAACAACCAGTGCTTCTAGGAATTCTTTATTGTTTACATAATGTTCTGACTTCTTTTTTGGCATGATGTTCCATCTCTTTCCCAGAGGTATTAATATATGAATTTATTATATCTCAAACACATTCAATCGTCAAGACTTGACAAACCTTCAAACCATGTGTAGACTACGTTTGTTACGGTTAAAGATCAATAATAGCTTTATATATCTGGTTTATCTTTAGTTTCAATATCTTCTTTGTATAATTTTTCTAACATGTCTCTGGCATCGTTTACCGTTGAGACATAACCCATATCTTTAGAAACCTTTACTTTACCAGCAGGTTTGTAGATATCTAGTTCATCATTATTGATATAATCAGTATAGATATCAATTAATTTAGGATCTCTGGTCTCCGTCATTGTAATAACTTTGTCTGGTCTAATAAAAAATATTTCATCTTCAGTTAAATCCATCCATGGTTTTACTTTAATGTAAGAACCATTACCTCCATGAACCATTTTCATAGTTAGAGGACTTTGGGCAATGATGATTGGGTCTCCATCATTCTCATCAATAGCAATTAATGAGATGACTTCTTCTCCTGAAACTAATTTTAGTATGCAGTAAAACTCTTCTCCCATTATTTTTTAAGCGGTATGTTTACTATCTCATAATTAAAGTTTTCTTCGTTATAGACTTTAATTCTTTCAATTAGATGATTAAGTGTGTAATTTTTCCTGGACTTGTAACTGATGTCGTCAGCGATATCATATAATGTTGCCTTTTCCTTACTGTTTCCTTTCCTAAGTACCCTACCAATTGATTGGAGGTTACGGATTCTTGATTTAGAAGGAGAAGCAAAGATAACATTATGCAAATTTTTAATATTGATACCCGTAGAGAACGTTCCGTAAGAAGCAACGATGATTGCGTTATTTTCTCTCTCAGTAATTTCTCTTACTTGTTCTCTATCTTCTGTTGCCACCCCTCCGTGAACAAAGAATACATGCCGTTGATCAATCCTACCGTTATTTATCATCTCGTATAATGGTTGTCCATGCCCCTCAACTCTTGAAAAAAGAATTAGAGTATTTCCTTTTAGATCTAGAGCAAGATTACGAATAAATTTGTTCCTACGTTCATGATTGATAATATATTGAACTTCTTCTTCAAAGTTTTCAAATTTATGCGCTGGGTGCTTCAGTAGAAGTACGTTAATATCCAATTTAGCAACATGACCTTTCTTCATCAGTTCTTCTGTTCTGATGATTTTATATGCAGGTCCAAAGAGTCCTTCTAAAACCCATTTATGTGTCTGAGTGCCGTCTAACGTTCCCGTAAAACCATAGCGATACTTGGCATCTGACAATTTTGTCATTATAGATATAAGAGACTTTGATTTAAACTGGTGTGCTTCATCTCCAACGACCACGTTGAATCTAGAGAAATATTTGCGGGGAAGTTTATAGATGGACTGCCAGGTGGTGATGATCACCTGAGAATCAGTCTCCCTTTCCTTTCCAGCGTATATCTTGTGGCAATATGAACCTACGTCCCAGCCATAGTCTGCAAAGTCTTTATACATCTGTTCTACTAGGGAAGTCGTCGGAACGACTATCAGAGTATTTTGTCCGCGCTCAACATGATATCTCACAAGCGAATATATCATCAGAGACTTTCCAGAGGCAGTTGGGGATATCAACAACCTTCTATTATGTCTTAGAGCGTCGTATACGCCCTCTACTTGGTAGTCGCGAGGGGCATACTTGCTAACAGATGTCATATAGTCCTTTACGCCTTCTTTAGAGATCATTTCGTTGACCTCAAAGGGAAGACCGTAAAACTTATTGTTTATGAATTCGTATGTATATCCGTGATTCTCACAAAACTGTATAACCTTATCTAACAACCCAACGTATATCTCTCCATTCTGGGTGTTGAATAAGCGTATTTTTCCATCCCAATACTTGTTACGGTACTGGGGCATAAATTTTGCACCTGGAACCTCAAACGTAAACTGGTCTGCCAGTTCATAATATACGTGAGGATCCGCTTTAACCTGAAGACTTACCTCGTTCTTTTTTGAAATAATCAAATGAGACATAACCTATAGGGTTCACCTATAGGTATTTATCGGGGATTGTCAACCCTACATTACGTCTTCTGCGTTTGGATCTGAGAATCCCAAGACTCCCAAATCCAGTTTAGTATTTACAGAAACAAGTTGATCAGCAAGAATCTGACAGAAACTATCCTGGACCACTTCTCCTTCAGAGTCTCTTGGAATGGATACAGTTCTGACGTGTACGTGCCCAGCAGCGTTTGTATATGTAATATCTGTAGTAGTATCTTCTGCAGAGTATTCTGCCACTGTATAAGTGCTAATCATCTTTTCATCTAGTCTACGTTAGGTATTTAGTTAAATCCTGCTTGAAATCTCTGCCATTCAATAGCATTTTTGATTTGGTAGGTCCTATTTGCTACTGTTTTGATAATTTCCTCAAGAAATTTAAGGCAAGTGTCGTAGTAAGTGATTTTCATATCAATCTTACACATCTTATCGTCTGCTTCCAAATACTTCTGCAATGCATCCTTTTCCCTGATTTTATATGGGAAAGGTTCTTGAGCGTATTCTTCTGAAGTCGCCTTACCAGTGTAGTACTTATATCGATCTAAACGAACTTGCTTTTGCGTTTCTCTTGCTTTTTCTCGAAGAAGAGTAATCGTGTTATAGATCGTATAATACTTTGAATGAAGTTGAGGAATTTTTAAAGATTCATCATGTAAATTATCAGGATCAATGATAGAGTCTTTCTGCCACATATCCTGAATTTTTTCAAGATCCATCATAAAGGTTTGTTGAGCGTATCTAATAGATTATACACAGTATACTTGAAAAGTACCTCTGCTGTAAAGTAGTTGTAGTCCCCTTCATTTGCCTGGAACTCCAAAGACCCTAGAGATACTGGAAAAAGGTCTTTAAACCTAACTTTTATCGTATCGTTGAAATTACTGTTGAGAACATGGAGTGTTCCGTCGCTGAAACCCTCATTGATGTCCTGCTGACCCTCATTGTTTGTTATCTGAGTTTTATACTGCTGAGTTGTTTCAGGAAAACCTAGACCAGTTATCCATTTATGGATAGCACTGTAGTTTTCCATATTTTCGTCAACAATAAAAGATAACCTAAAATCTCCATAGGTTATCTTCTCCCCAGGAACATCAAGATTTTTTAGGTACGATGGTTGAATCGCCGTACCTAAACTAATTTCTGGAATGTTCGCAGACTGAGAAAAGAAATCTACTTTAGGATATTTCGCCAAAGTAAATTTGAATCCTATTGGAGATAGAAAATTTCTATTTGCTATCTGTTTGTCAAAAGCAGTTGCCATTATCAGTCAATAATCAAGCTGAACCAAGTTTCGCTCATACCCTTGACAATGCTGTCAGCACCTTCCTTATCTTCGGCATATCCCTCTTTGATAAGATGCTCAACAACTCTCTCATAGTGCTTGTTAATTTCTAAAGCTTCTTTAGGTGTTGGTTTCATTTTTTTATAGTCTTTAGTGTTATTTATTCTCCGCCGCCGCCGTCTCCGCCGCCGTTGGAACCTCCATTGCCATTTCCATTACCATTACCATTTCCGTTGCCATTCTTTTTGGTTTCGGAATCTTCATTATCATCATCATTTCGATTTAGATATCTACCGCCAACAATGTAGTTTATATGGCGTTTTCCCTTAGGAACACAATATCCAAGTTTTTTATCAAATCTATACCCATCTGGGCAATTGGAAGTAAATTCTTTGAATGACTTCATAGTTGGGTTAAGTTGTAGTCCATAATCATTGCAAAGAGTTCATTTTTTGTTAACTGAAGGAATTCTTGTTCATCATATGGTCTCTTTGGAGCACCTGGCCACATCTCATATGCATATGAAATGCTATCGTAGAGTGCTCTAACTTTATTAATATCTAAAGTCCACTCTACCGCCCATTGCTCCTCTTCGGATTCCATGAGAAAAAGATTCCTATAAAAAAGTATTTAGATACAAAAAAAGAGGGTCCGAAGACCCTCTGAGAAAAACCTAGTGAATCCGATGGATCACATGAGGTTGTTGACACGTACACGTCTGTAGTAGCGGTTGCTGTTAGCGGTGATACGACCGAGACCAGCAGTGGTTCCTTCAGCGAATGGGTTAGCAACAAGACCATAACGAGTCTTGAATCCGATCTTAGGCTGGAAGGTGTTCTCGCCAACGGCACGAACCATCTGAAGAGGAACGTATGGGCAGTAGAACATACCTGCGTCATAAGGTGAAGAACCCTTATAACCAGCAACGTAGTACTGAGCAGCAGCAGAGTTTGCAGAATAAGGATCGATGTATACACGATACTTACCAGCAAGTACACCAGCGAAGGTGTTACCAGTGTCATCAACGTTGAGACCAGCGTTGAGTGCAGGGGTGTAATCGAGTACGCCTGCCATGGTTAGGGCGGAAGCAACGTCTGCGGAGCAGAGGATCATGTTGCCCTTTCCTCTACGAGTTCTTTGTGCGATTGCGTTAGCGTCGCGCTCGATTTGGAAGATAAGACCCTTGAACTTCTCAACACTCCAGCGTCCGTTGGAGTCAACGTCGAGGTCGAAAGTACCTTGAGAAGCGACGTTTGCTTGTGCGCCAGACTCAGCAGCCTTGTAGATGGTTCTGATGACTTCGCGGTTGATCTCAGCAAGAATCTCAGTAGAGAGAATGTTTGCGAGTTCTGCTTCAGCATTCAGACCGTGGATTGCCTTAAGGTCCTGAGCAAGTTCTAGCGAGTATTCTGCCTTCAGAGCACGGCTCTTAGCAGTAACGGTGACCTTCTCGATCGAGAATGCCATCTGGTTGAACTCGTCGCCAGAGGTGCCGAGATCTTCCGACTCAGCGGTGCCCATACCTTGTCCAACAGGATAGGTAGTTGCAGTCTGAGAACCTTCAGGGTTGAGTAGACCAGGATTGTTAGCAGAGTTAGGTCCAGTAGTACCGAAACCAACTGCCTCACCGCCGCCACCAGAGACGTAACGGGTGCCTTCGAGGTCGAATCCGCTGTTCTGACCAGCGTATGAAGTATCTGCTTCGTCGAATAGTGCTTCTGCAGCAGAATCCATTGCGCCATACTTGGAGCGCATTGCGAAGATGAGTCCAGTAGGACCGTTCATTGGTTGAACACCAGCGAGGTCATATGCGACCAAGTTAGGCATAGAACGTCTGATCAAGGAGATCAGAACTGGGTCGAAACCTGCGACTGGTGAAGAAGCATCAGCAGAGAAACCTGCGGTGCTTGAAGATGAATTAGTGTTAACGTTAGGAGTTTCGGAAAGGAACTCACGCTCCTCACGAATTGCGTTCTCCTGGTTCTCTAGCAGAATAGCGGTAACCGCTCTACGATGTGAATCCTTGATTGGATCAAGACCATCATGATCGAGAATGGGTGCCCACTTCTCCTGCAGTTGTTCAGC